AATATATTAATAAAGATGGGACATATCTTCCTAAGTCTGTATTGCATGCCGATTTGGACAGAGGTATGTTAGATTTTGTTAAGGGTGACTTACAAGTTGTTACTGCAGGGAAGATAGTCCCTATGATTGATATTATATTAACAACACAAAACTGGTCTCAGTATGTTGAATCAGCCACGTTTGTTAACTTGGATTACAATGCAGAGCCCCCGTTCATTACGGTTGTTAGACAACCTGAAGTTAAGTATGGTACCAATCCATCATTACAATATACAATACCAAATAGAAAACAATTTTATTATGCGTCAGTTCCTACATGGAATGGTAATGAACAAGGTATGGATATATACACTATACCTCAACCAGTACCTGTAGATATTAATTATAGTGTTAAGATTGTGTGTAATAGAATGAGAGAACTAAATCAATTGAATAAAGTTGTTCTCCAAAAGTTTTCATCAAGACAAGCCTATACCTTTATTAAAGGTCAGTATGTTCCAATTATAATGAACAACATTTCAGATGAGTCACAAATGACTATGGATGCTAGAAAGTATTATATTCAGAGTTATGATTTCACAATGCTCGGATATCTTATTGATGAGGAAGAGTTTCAAGTTAAACCTGCAATTGCAAGAGTTTCTCAGGTGGTTGAAGTTGATACATCTTTAATTAGAAAAAAAAGAAATAAGTTTCCTGAGAACCCATCTGAATTTTTATCTAATTTTCTTTATGTGTCTGGGATAACAAGTTTATCAGACATAATTGATTTTACTGCAGATATGACTTGGGTTGGTTCTGAAAATATTTCAAACTTTGATGTTTTTATTAACGGAGATTATTTTGGGTCCAACGTTAATAAGATTCAAATAACTACCAATGATTTGTTAACGATTACCGTTACTAAAAATGATAACACACAAGAAGGTATAATTAAGTTCGATTGTAACTTAGTTTAGTTCTCACCGTAAACATCCTTCTTTTCTTTACACTTTTCTTGTATCAAATTTTCGAGAAACTTATATATTTTTATACCCCTCTTATCACAGTATTTTTTCAACATATCGTGGGCTTCAGGTGATATCTTTATATTCTTTATTTCTTTGTTTGTTTTCATAGGCAGAAAAAAGGCAGAATTAATTCTCCCTGTTTACAAATAGATATCCAAAAGTCAAGTTTTTTCATTCAGATATGAATATTTATCAATAAAATAAATCTGCAAAGAACAATTTTATAATGGCAACACAAGTAAATCAAAAAGTATATGTATCACCTGGAGTTTATACCTCTGAGACAGATTTGTCCTTCGTGGCACAAAGTGTCGGTGTGACTACATTAGGTTTGGTTGGAGAGACAATCAAAGGTCCTGCATTCGAACCAATTTTCATCACGAACTATGACGAGTTTCAAGCTTACTTCGGTGGCAGTGAACCTACAAAATTTGTGAACACACAAATCCCAAAGTATGAGGCAGCTTATATCGCTAAATCTTACTTACAACAATCAAACCAATTATTCGTTACAAGAATTCTTGGATTGTCTGGTTATGATGCGGGTCCTTCATGGAGCATCAAAGTTAAAGCTAACGTTGACCCAACAACTATTGGATTCAACCCTTCAACACCAACTCCTTGGTCGGTAAACTTTACTTTTAATTCGTCTGCGAACACAATATCTTTTGGTACTGCGTTCCCTACACCTATTCAAAGTAATTTAACAGAACAATATAGAATGTTCGATGGAAGTACTTCCAATATTCAAGCAGATATCATAGGATTTATTAACGACATTATTGCTAACAATAGTGTTTCAGGTAATACAGGTAACATTTATGGTACCTTACCTGAAGGTGATTTTTACGCATTTTTAGCACAGTATCCTAATCTTAACAACGTTTATGATACTAATAGTATGAACGTTGCGGCTAACGACTTAACAGATTCTGATAATGATGCTTGGTACTACGCAAACTTTGATAACTACAGTGGAAATAACTACTCAGGTTATTCAATGGATTATGGAGTAACCGCAATCGCATCAGGAGCAAGTTCAACATATACTGGTACTTTATCAGGTAATGTTTATAATTGGTCAGGAACTGCATTTACAGATTACAACAACATGGTTGTTGCAACACTTCGTTCAAGAGGTATTTCATTATTTGAAAATAGTGCAACAAGTAATGCACATGGTCCTATATATGAAGTTAACTCAGGTGGGACAGTTTCAGGATTGAGTGCACTTACAATGGTTTGTAGTGGTCAGTACTCAGGTGTAACTAAAAACCCATATGAGACTTTCTTACTATCAGGTATCACTAAAGATAACGACACATTTAGTTTTGAAGTTTCGTTGTCTGCAGCATCGTCTAAATTTTTAACTAAGGTTCTTGGTACTGATAATTTTGGAAAATCAAGACAAGAGGTTCCAATTTTTGTTGAAGAAGCATATCCTGCATCTTTGGCTTACGCATACAACCAAAGTTATATTCGTGGATTGGATTGTGAATTGATTGGATTACCAGGTGCGAGAACTGAGGATTCAAGTTCAATCGCTTACAACCTTGAAAAATATCAATCACCTATGACTCCATATTTGGTTTCAGAATTGAGAGGTAATAAGGTTTACAGATTATTCAGATTTATTTCAATTTCTGATGGTGATGATGCTAACGTAGAAGTTAAAGTTTCAATTGCAAACTTATCTTTTAATAACATGACGTTTGACGTTCTTGTTAGAAATTTCTTCGACTCAGATGCAAATCCTATTGTTATTGAGAAATTTACAAACTGTAATATGGACCCAGCATCTAACAACTTTGTTGCTAAGAAGATTGGTTCATCAAACGGTGAATACGCATTGATTTCAAGATACATCATGGTTGAGATGTCTGATGAAGCACCAATTGATGCTTTACCGTGTGGATTCTATGGTTATACCCAAAGAGAATATGGTTCAGTATTAAACCCTTCACCAGTACCTCAATTCAAAACAAAATATTATTTCCCAGGTGAAACAATTTATAATCCTCCATTTGGTACTCCTTCTGGTGGTGATAACTCAGTTGAATCTGCGGGTGATGTTGTAAGAAGAAGTTACTTAGGATTTTCTACTGTAATCGGTGTTGACGAATCTTTGTTAACTTATAAAGGCAAACAAAACCCAGCAAACTGGATAGTTTCTCCTGTACCTGTTGAAGGTGCTACATGGAATTACTTATCGAAAGGTTTCCACATGGACTCAGGTGCAACTGTTGTAACAATTGCAAATTCGTTCCAAACAAGTGGTACACCAGCATTTGAATGCGGTGTTGCTGATTTCAGATTCGACCCTGAAACTCAAGAAAACCCTTACTACTTTATCTACTCAAGAAAATACACAGTATGTTTCGCTGGCGGTTTTGATGGTTGGGATATCTACAGAGAATATAGAACAAACGCAGATAGATTCCAACTTGGAGCGTCAGGTTACTTAGCAGGTGCTGCGGCATCTACTAGATACCCAACAGCAACAGGTGACGGTCTATTCAAGAGAATTGTGGTTGAAAACAATACACAAGATTTTGCAAACACTGACTACTACGCTTATCTTTTAGGTATTCTATCATTTAGAAACCCTGAAGCTACAAACATCAATGTTTTTGCAACTACAGCAATAGATTATGTTAATAACTCTAACCTTGTAGAAGAAGCAATCGACATGATTCAATTCCAAAGAGCTGACTCAGTTTACATCGCAACAACACCTGACTATCAGATGTTTACACCAGATGGAACTAGTTCATTAGACATTATCTACCCTCAAGAAGCGGTTGATAACTTAGATAATACAGGACTCGACTCTAACTACACAGCTACTTACTACCCATGGATACTTGTAAGAGACACTGTTAACAATACACAAATTTACTTACCACCAACAGGTGAAGTTTGTAGAAACTTAGCGTTAACAGATAACATTTCATTCCCATGGTTCGCATCAGCGGGTTACACAAGAGGTCTTGTTAACTCAATCAAAGCGAGAGTTAAGTTGACTCAAGAAGATAGAGATACTCTTTATCAAGGTAGAATCAACCCAATCGCAACGTTCGCAGATGTAGGTACAGTAATTTGGGGTAACAAAACTCTACAAGTTGCAGATACAGCACTTAACAGATTGAACGTTAGAAGATTGTTATTACAAGCTCGTAAGTTGATTTCAGCGGTAGCGGTTAGATTGTTGTTCGAACAAAACGACCAAGTAGTAAGACAACAGTTCTTGGATAGTGTTAACCCAATCTTAGATTCAATCAGAAGAGATAGAGGTCTTTACGATTTCCGTGTGACTGTATCTTCTTCTCCTGAAGACTTGGATAGAAACACTTTAACAGGTAAGATTTACTTAAAACCAACGAAGGCATTAGAATTCATAGATATTGAGTTCTTCATCACACCTACAGGTGCTTCGTTTGAAAATATCTAATAAAAACGGGGGGACCAAAT